GGACAAACTCCTAAATTGTTGGCTTTTGCTCTCTTGATGTAGAAGAGAATTGATACTGATGTGTTCATTGTTGGTGACCTTAAAGTTAGTATTAAATTTATTCGATTTAATAACTACACACAAGATGTACATTTTTTGAATATGTTGTTGAACACCTTGCAGTAGCGGTGTTTCCATTGCGAGGTGTCACTTAAAATTTAATTTTTTAGTGACACCTTGAAAGACACCTAAACTTTGAGATTTAATGAATAGTTTGATATAGCCTAAAAAGAAAAAACCCACTAAATCGTTGAATTTAGTGGGTTTTAGTACTGTTTGTATTTCTACTGGCGGAGAAAGAGGGAAACTCTTTTTAATTCCGCAATATTTCTAAATGGTTGATTTTGAATGATAATTCAACATTTGAATAAGAACTTTTTTAACTTGTTTGTGCACTTTTTTGTGCTTTGATTGTGGTAAATATTTTGTCACTGATGCCGAATATATAGTTGGCGTTCACGGAATAGACTAAGCAAATTTGCTCAATATGGAAACCAGTAAAATGTGCCAACCCTTTTTTTATAGGATTTAGGTTTTGTTTTTTCAATCCAATAGAATCGCAAAATTGAGAATCAAACTTTATCAGTCCTAATTTCTTAAGATCTTCTATAAGTTGCAATATGTTTTTGTCGGAGTTGTACATTACTTTTTTGTTCGTTTGAGTAACCATCTATAAACTTGACCGCCGGAAGGTTCTGATACCGTATAGGCCTGGACAAACTCCCATCCATTTTGGCCCATGTAATTCATAGCTTCTACCATAGTGGAAAATGTAAGCGCTTTACCACTTTTTTCATCAATGATGTAACCATTATCAAACTCATGAGAAATATCGCCATAATCTACTATAACATTTAAGTTTGGCTTGATGCTGAATAGCTTTCTATTATCTATTCCAATTAGTTCACAGTATTGAAATTTAACAGGCGCGTACTGCAAATCTTTGTCAGTAGAAATCATTCTAACTGTCATAACCTTGTTGCTTGCAAAGAATCCAGAAGATCCGTCTAAGCTTTCAAAGTTTATGTTTCCAGATACTTTTGAAGCGTTCTTAACTTCAACACTGGTCCCGTCTTTTAAATATATCCTATAATTTTTATCCTGAGAAATAGCAATGAAGGATATCGAAAAAAGTAAAAGTGTTATTATTGTTTTCATAAAAAATAGATTGATTAAAATAAATGGCTTGACGCTTGGACTTTAAATATATGTAATATTGAATCTATCTTAATTTGTTGTGGCGGAAATTCATCTTTTTTAGAATCCGTTGGTTTACTAATTAAAGTATAATGATTCTTATCGTCTCCCTTGGTGATTATCTTAATCATCCGAAAGTTATTTTTTGTAACAATTGCATAAACCTCGCCCAAAGGGAAAAAATCCTGCCAGTCATTTATTTTAACCAGTCCTACAGCATCTCCATGACAGATTAGTTTAGCCATACTTTGTCCGGAATTTCTAACTACAAGATCACAACCAAAGAAAAAAGGATGATTTATATAGGAAGTCGGGGTCATAGACTGGTTATTCTCTACTTCTAAAAAGCTAGATGTAAAATCCACATCATAGTAAGGAACTCCCTTACGATATGTTTCAATTGGCTCTGATACCATATCCATATGCTCTTCATTCATCAAATGATGAAATAATTTCACTTTTGAATCTGGTATTAGTTCTCCTTTCTCATAATTAATAATTGTGCGTTTAGTCACACCTAACTTCTCAGCTAGCGCCTCCTGAGTTAACCCAGCAGCTTTTCTATACTTTTTAATATCTAAACTATTCATAATCTGGGGATTTAATTTAAAATGAAAAAAAGTGAAACTATTTCACTAAAATATTTGCAAGTGAAACTATTTCACTTTATCTTTGACATATCAAATTAGATAATCAAAAATACAACAAAAAATGAATTTAACGGAAATAGCCAAAGAAAAATTAGGGAGCGATGCAGTGAAGATGCAAATCGCATTGAAGTTAGGTAAATCATATATCACTATGAGAAGATGGATCAGTGCTTCGCCAGTACATTCAAATCTTACCAAAAAGACCAGCATTGAAGCTATTAAAGAATTTACTGGTTTAGAGGAAAGTGAAATTTTTGAACCTGAAACCATTGCGTATAATTCACTTTCAAATAATTAGAAAGATGCAAGTTTCAGCTAACGACATAAAATGTTTGAGGGAACATTTAACGAAAGCGAATGAAATACTTCATCGCTTGGGGTTTGGACTTGACGGTGGCGCAAGTGAGGGCAAAGCCGTCAAGAAAGAACCAACGGTCGCACAAAGGAAAAAGAATTGGGCAGAAGCATTAGAAACTGGCAAGAAGCCAAAGCACTTGCAGAAATAAAAAAAACCGATTGCAGAAACAACCGGTTTATCAATCAAATAACGGAATGAGTAGTTCCATTAAAAATCTTAGAGATGACAAATGTACAAAGATTAGCAGTATTAAACAATCGATATGAAAGATTGTTGGAGTTAAACGCACAATTCAGATATACATCTGGAGAAAGATGCAATCAGTATCTGCAATTGCTTCTGGCTATCAGAAGAGAAAAGCAAAAAATTTGGTTGCAAAATCGGGAAAACCCTAAGGTAGCGGCCAATTTGGAAAAAGCAAAAAGTGCAGTGGTTTCATTAACTCGTCAACACTTGTTCAACCTTACAAATCCGAGAGTATGAAAGTATCAATCGAGCATCTGAAAAAGCTGGCCAATGATCCAGTATTCAGCAGACCAATTTCGCACTTGAAAAAAGAATACACCGGAACCTTGATTTTAGTAACCCGCATAAAACCACAACCAAGATGAGCACAAAGGAACAAAATACATTAATCGCTGAGTTTATGGAATCTCCAGAGGTTCTAAACTACCATGAATGTTGGAATAGTTTGATGGCCGTTGCAAATAGACTCAAACTAGCAAGTAGATATTATTCAGTTTCATTCACTGACAATCAGTTGAATTTTGATATCGATGTCGTTCACGAAAACTGTGTTGATTATATAAAACTAATTCACAACATGTCATGATAACACTAACTGAATTGATAATTAAGATATGTATTGGAGGGATTCTGATCATAGGAATGGTGAACATAGCCGTTCGGATTCAAAAAAAAATTAATAGATAAACAATCAAATTTTAGAGTAATGAGTAAAAATGTAACAATGGAATTAATCCAAAGCACTGCACCTGGAAAGATTGCAGAATTAGAAATGGTTAAGGAAAAGTTCATCAAGAACTACAACCTTGCCAATCGATCAGAAAATGGGGACATGATGTATCACAGACAGCTAGTGTACTTCAACCAAACGATTGCTTCAAACAATCAATTGCAAAATGCTGACAAATTCAGTTTGTATGCTTGCTTCATCACAGCTGCTGTCAAAGGTTATTCGTTTGATCCGCTAGATAACGAAATCTATTTAGTACCGAGAGGCGGCAAAGCATGTATGCAGTTGCAAGCTGGAGCATACGTTCGAAGATTAGTACAGACAGGACAAGCGATTGAATGTGGACAAGCTAAACTAGTTTACAAAGGCGATGTTTTCGAAGTAGAAGATGGAATGGTTAAAAAGCACATTGAAAAGTTTGAGTCTGAACTTATCATTGGCGGTTATGTGAAATTCATCACTGCAGGTAATTCATTTAGATTTTTCATTTACAGAAGATCAGATTTCGAAAGCTGGAGAAAGAAATCATCAAATCCAAATACCATTGAAAAAAACGGACCAAACGGAAAATATATATCAAAATCACTTTGGGACAATGAGGAGATTGGTGGGCAGAACCCAGAGCCCAACTTTCTACGAACAAAAATCATTCTACACGCTGCCAAAGAGAAATGCTGGTTTACTGGAGCAACTCCAATCGAAATTGAACAATTCAATGTAGAGATAACAGATGATGAATTTGTGCCAGAAACAGAACCTACTCCAGTTATTCCACCTACTCAGGAATATTCAAGTTTTGAGGAAGTTCCAGAGGGAACGGAAGTTGAAGACGACGAAGCATTTTAATTAATAATCAATCAAATTTAGAGACATGAGTACAGAAATTGCAACACAAAGTCAGTTACAAGAAGTAATTGTAAACGGTTCAGAAGTTTTACAAAAAAGCGAATTACGAGTATCAAAAGCATTATCAGTTGGAGAGAAGTTGGTAATGGAAATTGATGCCACTGGAATGAATCCAGAACTTGATGAACGCGCCAATAAGTTTCTGGTTAATTGCAGAAATGCAAAATCAGAAATTGAAGCACAAAGAAAACCAATCACTGCATTCTTTGACACTATCAGAAAGCAGTTCACGGAAATCGAGGGTAATTTGGACCCGAAAAAGGCAGGTACTTTTCCTGCAAAACTGCAAGCGCATCGTGACGCATACGTGAAAAAATTGAGAGATGAGGAAGCTGAAAAACAAAGAATCGCTCAGGCCAAAATTGACAAAGAAAATGAGGTTATTGAAATCAAAAGTTCTTTGCAAACTCAGTTTTCATACTACATGCAGGATTACGTCCTGGACCAAAAAAACAAACTACAGTCATCATTCAATAAAATCACTTTAGAGAATATCGATGAGAAAACTAAAAGCCTAAAAAAGCTTCTAGTTCATTATGGCATTAATCACATCGATGCATTCTCTCCTAATTGGAATAGAAAATTGGTAACTCAAGAAGAGACTTCGGTTTTGCTTGATGAGTTTTTAGCTACCAAAAGAAACGACAGCAACCTACTTAAAGAAGCTGTGGAAAGTGATATTAGAAGTTTTGTGAATGAACTTATCGAAAAACTTCCATCACTAAAAACTTCACTTGAAGAGATGGCCGCCGCTGGAGCAGAAGAGCAAAAGCGACTTGCAGACGAAAAGGCAAAGCGTGAGGCAGATGCTCAGGCTAAAATGGAAGCGGATGCGCAAGCAGAAAAGGACAAACTTGCCAAAGAGGCAGAAGTGGCTAAAATCGCTGAGCAAACAAACGCAATGATGGATAACATGGTTTTGGCTGAATCAGTTGCTCCAGAGACACGGGACGGTTTTAAAATCAATGTTTTGAACAAAACTGCGATTGCCGAAATATTTACTTTCTGGTTCCAACGTGAAGGAATGACTTTGACTATTCCAGAAATCGAAAAGAGATCAATCACTCAGATGAAAGCTTATTGTGAGAAAGTTGCTCACAAATCGGGCGACATGATTCAAAGCGTGAATTTGAATTACGAACCAGTTTACAAAGCTGTTAACAGAAAGTAAGATGACATCAACTCCTGATCCATATTTCGGCAGAAGCGAAGTAAGCAATTCAGATTTGAGTTGGTTAAAGCAATATTGGGAACCTCAAATGGATGAGGTTGTAAAGCAGAAAGCCTACAAGTTTGGAACTCTTATCGATGCGATTATCACTGAGCCCCATAAAGTGGATTACTTCAAAAAGCAAGTTGAAGCCGTGAAGTATTCGGATGAAGATTTTGCGAAAGGAGTTCAGATGAAAAAGGCTTTTATGAATGATCAATTTGCTAGTCATTTATTGAAACAGTCCGACATGCAAAAGGTCATGATTACCAATAGAAGTTTCAAATATGATGATGTCGAATTCAATCTTGATGTGAGATGTAAGTGGGATTTATGGTTACCCACTTTGGGGTGGGGTGGTGATTTAAAAAGCACCACCGCCACAACTCAAAAGCAATTTGAGGAAGCCGTTCGGTATTTCGATTACGATAGACAGCGGGCTTGGTATATGGACATCGCAGGAAGCAATCAGGATGTTTTGATTGGAGTTTCAAAAGAAAACTTCAAAGTGTTTAAAGTTCCAATTCGTCGAGGCGATGAATTGTACAACCAGGGATTTAAAAAGTATAACGAGCTCGCATTTAAATGGTGGGTATTATTTGAATAACATGGCAAAATATAATTTAAAACAAGAAGTAATTCTATTCAAAGGCGAAAAGGCCAAAGGAATGCAGGATGCTTATTTGGAAGATGATGAGATTGAAGGCAAATGGATTTCGGTAAGTCATGATGGGGAGGAACTCTCCATGAGTCTCAAGAACTGGGATGCATTAGTAAAATTGGTAGAACAAGTAAAAGCACAAAGCAATGGCTAAAAAATTAAAGAAGTGTAAAAAAGTACAACATGCTACTTATAACGAGAAAGCATTTTTAGTACCAACAAGTATCAATTCAATGGCGGCAATTTTTACAAAAGTCCATGCAGATGGTACCGCTGTCATTCGAATTTCAGACTGCCACAATTCCATCAAACTTTGGAATGATTTGAATGATGACAAGCAAGTTATTGAAATGCTTCAGAAGTGCAATACTATCATTTCAAAACTGGAGGATTTCAGAGACCGTGTAAAATCAAAATTGAACCACTATGCAGAATAGTATAATCGCTACAGCAAGCGAAATCAAAACCGAATTACAAACTATCCAATCTTTTCTGGAGGAGACAATGTCAGAGGATGCTAATGAAGCAGTGCTTAGAGGAAATGATTTGGCAGTTTACATGGCGCGTTCTGGAAAGCTTCTGGCCGATGCAAAGATTCATCACGACCGAAAACTTCGAAGTGACATAGTTGAGCAAATCAAAAGTATCAATTCAATGGCTCCGAGTGTGGCAGTGAAGTTCACCAACACCCTGGTTGAAAATGAAAGCTATTTAGTGAATTGGGCCACTAGACTAAATGCAAGTTGTACGCATCAGCTGGACTGGTGCAGAACTATAATATCAAAAGCAAAAGCGGAAATGTCCGCATTTAATAATTAATCTAATAACAACGAGTATGAACATTACAATTAAAAATGCCAGCATCAAAAACAGATTGTTTTTAAAATATGGCTACGACCATTTTGTTGGTACGACAAAGTACACGCATCCATCTACAACTGGAGACGCTCCGATCCATGATGATTTGAGAGATGCATTTGAATCATTGGTACCGCACTTCGCTTTCATCTGCGAGGAGATCAGCGAAGCCGTTTGTCGACAAGCCATTTCAGATTTAGCTAAAGGAGTTATCCAAAATGAAAACGATCCACTTAGAAAGTTTGATGTGGGAGGTTTTGCCCTTGGAAAAGATTCTGAAGGAGTTACAATTTCAGGAAGTAAAATCTTGGAAAGCGGGGATGTTTTAAACATCAATACCCCTTTCAAAAAGTGGGACCACGTGGATTATCCATTCATGAATGAGCTAATTGAAACGGTTGACTTACTAAAGTCTGAGGTTTATGAATATATCGAAGGCAAACGTGCACCAGTGAAGCATCAAACAATGGATATGTTTGAGCAGGATGAAGATGAAGATGTCGGTGTAAAGCATTTTGCAGATGCCGAAATGTAGCCAAAAGCAAAAAAGAGACAAGCGTAGTAGAAGGAGGTACTATCTACACGCTAAAGTCAAGCAATTTGAGCCAGCGGATTACAAGTTATTAAATCCCCGAAAGAGAGAGTTTTCGGGGATTCCTTCAGGGAAGTTCGCCAACAAACTTTTAAAGGAGTTTGAATATAAATATCAGTACACAATAGTTTAAAAAATCAAATAGAGAAATGAGTAAGAAATTAACAATTAATAGTAAAGAGATTTTCAAAGCGGTGCAGACCGTTGGAACTCTAATAAAAGGAAATCACACGCTGCCAATTTTGGATAACATTTTGATTGAATTCCAAAACCAAAAAATGGTTTTAACTGCAGACAATTTAGAAGTAAGATCTCGGATTGAAATTCCAATTGAACCGAATTTTCCAAACGTGGCCATATGCGTTCCTTTCAAATTATTGTCAAACATTTTGAAGGGATTCCCAAACACACCAATCGAAATGATTTTCGATAAAATGACTTTGAAAATAGTTACTGAGACTGGTAACTATACGATTCCGTTAGTTGACGCATCAGAGTTTCCTGCATCAAAGGAAGCGGAAGCTAAAGATACGATTACAGTTGATGCAACAAGTTTAATTGATGGACTTAAGAAAGCTTTGCTTTTTACTGAGAAAACTAATATCACAAACTTTTATAATGTTTTGATTGCCATCACGCCCGATGGAACAAAAATCGCAAGCACAGACGGTAATGTGATATTTGAATATTCACTTCCAAGTGCGGGACTTACATCCGATTTGACAATCTCAAGAAGCGTGGCCAGTTACATCGTTCAGACTTTATCAGCTGGAGAGGAAGTGGAACTAAGTTATTCCGACAGTTTTATTTTTTTATCGCTGGCAGGAAAACAAATCAATGGTATTCTGAGCAACGCAGGATTTCCTGCATATGCGAAAGTTTTCGACAGCTTAAGTCCAGATAAAAAATTGACCATTGATAACAGCATCATTGCACCAGCGATCAAAAGACTTTACGCTTTGACTGATCACCAAAATCAGGCGGTTAAATTCTCGATCAAGGAAAACTTGGTAGAACTTTCATTTATCAATCAGTTGCAAAAGTATGAGGCAAAAGAAACTTTGCCGTGTGAATATATTGGAGAGCCCATTGATATTATTTTCAATGCAAACTACATCAATAACATGCTCACAGCTATTGAAGAGAGCATCGAGATGAACATCACAGACAAGACCAAACCTTGTTTATTCATCGCAGAAAATATCAGAGCAATTGTCGGACCAATTAAACAAGACTAATCATGAAAGCATCAAAAGGATTTAAAGAAACGATTCAGGCATATTTGGAAAAACGTGCAACTGAAGATGAGTTATTTGCTGTGACTTATGCTAAGGAAAATAAGAACCTGGACGAGTGCTGCAACTATGTTATGAAGTGTGCTCAAGATGGAGGCGCTGCTGGTTATGCAGATTCTGAAGTATTTGGCTGGGCAGTTCATTATTATGATGAAGATGATATTAAGAACATCAAACCCGTAAGCGGTAAAGTGATTGTGAATCGTGCTGTAGAACTCACAGCTGAGGACTTGGAGCAAGCTAAAGCGAAGGCGATGGAGCAAGCAATAGCTGAAGCTAAAGAGGAAGCCAAAAAAGCGATTGAAGGAACTGTGGAACTTTCTGAGGAAGATATTAAGGATGTGAAGCAAAAAGCAATTGATAAAGTCATTGGTGAGCAAATCGAGCAAATCACTAAGAAACCAAAGCCAGCGAAAACCGAGGAAGTGAAACCAATTGAACAAGTAGGATTGTTTTAATATGAGACCGAGAACTAAACTACAGGTAGAAGTCTGGAAGTTGCACAAGCAGCTTTCAGAACCAGTGGAGCACGAAGCGTTTGTCATTTCCAAACATGAGTTCTTTTACACTACTCATTATAAAAATTTGGTTTGTTTGGAATGTAATCACATGTGGAAACCAGCACAAGTATGGCAGGAACAAGTTGTGGGTGTGAAGTGCCCATCATGTTCTAAAAAGTTAAAAAAGAAAGTAAATCATAACAATTGTTACGAATCAGTTATTTCGTATCAGGTTACTCAGGTCGTTGAAAGGTTCCAGGTTTTTCGATACTTCTCATGCTGGAAAACGATGTCTAAAAACAACCTGCCTAAGTATCATTTTAGAAGTTTATTCGAAGAGTGGGTCGATTATGATAAAAATAAAAGGGTAGTTGTGGGTCGCAATACTACATGGTGCGGCGATGGATTTAATAGTTCTGATTATGAAGTTAGATATAATAAGCAACCACACTATAGCAGGAGCGCTTATGATTCTTATTCATCTGATATCAATTGTCCGGATGCTGAATTTCTTCCGAGGTTCAAAAAGTACGGTCTAGATAAATATGTACATCATACGGACTATAGACATCTAATTGATAAGGTTGAAAGAAGTCCAAAGGTAGAAACTCTTCTCAAAGCCAACCAGCCATCATTGCTTGATTTTGCGGTTAATAGCGATAGTAAACATTCAGAGTTTTGGGATTCCATCAAAATAGCTTTGAGAAATAAATACAAGATTAAAGATGCTGGTATATGGTATGACTATTTGCACTTGCTCAAATACTTTAATAAAGACTTACGCAATGCAAAGTTTGTTTGTCCTAAGAATTTAAAGGTAGAACATAACCGATGGATGAAAAAGCGTCAAGTAATACTGGATGCTCAGCGACGGGAACGTGAACGCAAAGAAGCTATAAACCGTCAACAAAGATTAGATGATGCGATTGTAAAGTATAACGAGCGCTGTCAAAAGTTTTTTGATTTAGAATTTACCAAAGGCAATATATCTATTTCGGTTTTGAAAAGCATCGATGAATTTAAGGAAGAAGGCGACGAACTCAAACATTGTGTGTTCACAAATGAATATTACCTGAAGGAAAAATCCTTAATCTTTTCAGCAAAAGTTGACGGTAAACGAACTGAGACCATTCAGTTGAAGTTACCAGAACTTAAGATTGAACAAGCCAGAGGACTTGACAATCAGCCTACAGTTTACCATGATGAGATACTGGATATATTCAAAAGCAACCTTAAGCACATTCGAAGTAAACTAGATCCACCCGTTAGAAAAAAGTCAAATAAATTAAAAGCCGTAAGCTAATGCAGATAGTAGAATTTAAAAACGAGTTTCATATATCCATAGGTTTTGGCAGAACGAAAGATTACCAAACTAAATCAGTTAAGCTTATTGCGGCCATTAGGCAGTGGCAAACGAATATATTTTCAGGATCATACATAACGGCGCCAGCAATTATTGGTGGCGCATTGTGTGATGATATCGACCAGTTGAATAGACCTATCGAGCATCAGAAAGATTTGGAAAAGGTAACGTGGAGAAAGTATGAATCAGTCGCAAAATGGAACTTTGAAAAAAAAGTATATATCATTCCGATTGATTACAAAGTGCAAGTGTATGCCATTGGCAAAAAGTGCCGTGCTTCTCATATTCAGATATTGGACAATCTACCTGAGAAGGTAGATGCCATTCCTGCTTTGCCTAAGCTAAATATAAACATCCCACTTAAAAAAGGAGCAATGCGCGACTACCAAGCACAAGGCGTTGCTCGTGGTTTAGAGTTGAAAAGATTTATTAACGGTGATCAACCTGGACTGGGTAAAACACTTCAAAGTATCGCAACGGTTATTGGTGCAGAAATCAAAGGAGATATTTCATTTCCCGTTTTGGTCATTTGTCCATCAGCGCTGAAGATAAACTGGAAGCGTGAGTTTGAGATGTGGTCCGATAAAAAAGCCATGATTCTTACAGATGAAACCAAAAGCAATTGGCACCGGTTTATCGAAATGGAATTGGCCGATGTAATCATTGTGAACTACGAATCTCTTAAAAAGTATTTCGTTACGTTCATGCCACCAAAAAAGGAATTGACCCACTCTAGTCAGATAATGATGGATCCAAGGATTGATTTGTTCAGGTCGGTAATCATCGATGAAAGTCACCGCCTTAAGGATCCAGGTTCTATCCAAGCTAAAATCTGTATCAAACTTACTAAGAACAAGGAGTATATCATTCTGCTTACTGGTACGCCAGTAGTCAATAAGCCAATCGATTTATTTAGTCAGTTGGCAGTGATGTTCAAGCTTGCGCATTTCGGTGGCGCCAATGGCTTTAAAACTCGTTACTGTGAAGGAGGTCGAGGCGCTGCCAATTTGAAAGAACTTAACTACTTGATGAATACCAGCTGTTACTTCATGCGTAAAAAGGAGGATGTATTGAAAGATTTACCAAGTTTGGTCCGGGAGATAATGGTTTGCACCACTACCAACATGCCCGAATTCAATAAGGTTAAAAATGACTTTGCCAATTTCTTACGCAATTCGGACTTAACCGATGCTGAGATTAAAAAGAAAGTAGGTAACGAAGTGATTGTAAAGATCACGATGCTCCTGCAACTTTCTGCTCAAGGTAAGATTGAAGCTGCGAAGGAGTACATCGATGAGATTATCGGTTCTAGTCAGAAGCTTGTGATTTTCATCAAACACAAAGTGATTGTGGATTTGCTTAAAAAAGAATATCCAAAGGCAGTTTGTGTGACTGGCCAAGAGAATGCAGTTCAAAAACAGCAAGCTGTGGATTCATTTCAAAACAATCCAGCAACCAACATTATCATTTGTAATTATAAAGCCGCTGGTGTGGGGTTAACGCTTACAGCAAGTAGCGAATTGTTGATGCTGGAGTTGCCATGGACACAAGCCGATTGTGAGCAAGCTGAGGCACGTTGTCATCGTATGGGCCAACCTAACAGCGTTCGGGCCACTTATTTACTGGGGGACAATACACTTGATCAATGGATGTATGATATCATTCAGGAAAAGAAAGCCATAGCTAATGCGGTTACAGGTTCTGAAGATGAAATACCAGTGAGCATGATTAGCAAAGTGATGGATTTATTCAAATAATAACTCAAGATAAAATGGCATTAGAGGAAAAAAAATCATTTGTGTTATACTCAGATTTATTCAATCTGGTTAGTCAGTTACCAGATGAAACCGCCGGAAAGTTATTCAAAATTATACTTCAGTATGTAAATAACATTGAAGTGTGTGTGGAAGATTTACTACTAAAAGTAGCTTTTGAACCCATCAGAACGCAATTAGAAAGGGATTTTGAAAAGTGGGATAAAATTAAAGTGAGAAGATCTGAGGCGGGTAAACAAGGGGGTAGACCAAAGAAAATTGAAACCGAGATTGAAACAGTTGAGGAAACGGAAAAAGCAAAAAAAGCAAATGCTTTATTTGAAAAGCAAAGCAAAGCAAAAAAAGCTGTAACTGTTAATGATACTGTTAATGTAAATGATACTGTAACTGTAACTGTAATAAATAAAGAGAGGGAAAAGAAAAACTTTTCCCCGCCCTCTCTTTTGGAAGTTCAGGATTATATCACTGAAAAAAAATACGGGGTTAATGCGCATTCGTTTTGGAATTTTTACGAATCCAAAAATTGGATGGTCGGTAAAAACAAAATGAAAGATTGGACCAAAGCCATTTCGGGATGGGAAAGTAGAAACAACGATAAATCAAATCAAAATCAAAATGGAAAACAAATTGCAAATCCACCAAAACAAGCATACGAGTTTAGCGTTGACCGAATTATCGAGACCTACTCTGGCAGTTCTTAATGAGGATTTTCCCAAAGTTAAAAACGTTGAATCAAAGCAGGACATTAACGGCTTGATCAATTTTCTTGTTACAGTTCTAAACATCAAAATTTCAAACGATGATGATAAAAATCATCTGGATAAACAAATGATTTTGATTTTGGACTTAATCAAAACCAAGTTTGGAAGCTTGACCATTCCAGAGATTCAAGAAGCTTTCAAGATGTATGTCGCAAAGGAGTTTCCAGAGATTAAAGTATTTCGGGTTCTGGATTGCGTGGTAGTGGGAGAGGTTCTCAATGCCTTCAAAGAGTTCAGGAACGAAAGCCTCAGGACTTATGACCAAAAGAAATTAATAGCAAAATCAAAACCAATGAGCGAAGAGCAAATTAAAAGCAATCATGAGCAGCTGCTCCAAATCATTTTTGATGATTTACAAAAATCCGATTTCAGTGAAGATGCATGGATGATCTATGATGAAATGGAATTGAAGATTGGCGCCAGTTCCGAGGAACGCAAAGCTTTGTATGCTTCAATGCTGAAAGTTCATGTCGAGGAGTTCAGCGCTCACAAAAAAGCCAGAGAAAGTCTCACGGCCAGTTTTGCAATTCAGGAATTGCAGAACAAAATCAAAAGGGGTGAGGTAATTCAGTCGGTGGCCAACAAGTGCAAAAGCATTTTAGTATCGAAGTATTTGCATGTGTTCAAAAATTATCATGAATTTAAAAAAGTAATCGAGTTATGAAAGCGCTATCAATCAAACAACCGTGGGCTTCATTAATCGCTCATGGTATCAAGGACATCGAGAATCGAACTTGGAAAACTAATTTTAGAGGTAAGATTTATATTCATGCTTCGGCAAAGTTAGCGGCACCAAAAAATAGATTAGGCGGTTTAATGCCTGATAACATATCAGCTACTGATTTAGATTGGTACGAATGGGTTTGGAATAAAAAATATCCAGTATCTGCAATCATCGGTGAAGTTGAAATTATTGATTGCGTTATTAATCATGCAAGTATATGGGCAGATCATTATCTAACAGCTTACGAATTTAATAAGCTAACATACAACTGGGTACTTGCAAATCCAGTGCTTTACGATAAACCAATCTTAAACGTAAAAGGCAAACTTTCTTTTTGGGAATTTAATTCTGGAGACCATGAGAACTAATAAATATTTCGGCACGTTTTGGATAGTTTTTCAAGGAAAGAATCCACATACCAGTGATGATATTCTATCCATTAGATTCGAAAACTTATGGATTTTAAAAAAGGAATTCAATCTTTTCTCATTGACATTCGATCATGGATTCAAAATCACATTACTGAGTTTTACAATTAAATTTTATTAAGCGATGACCTGGAGCGAAAATGATTTAAAGAACCTGAAAGCGAAAGGGTACAAGGTGGATGATTCTAAAGTGGTCGAATTTGAACAAGTTAAACCTAAAAAGAAAATCGAAAAGGTATCAGTCGAAAAGAACACCATTGAATTATTCCTGAAGCAATTTCAGCAGCAAGGATTGATCAAAAGCTATGAGACTGAATATCGTTTCGATGCTGTGAGAATGTTCCGCTTTGATTGGGCAATACCTGAGTTAATGATTGGCATCGAATACGAGGGTGTGTTTTCTGAAAAGAGTAGACACACGACAGTTGCAGGATTCTCAGAAGATTGTCGAAAGTACAATTTAGCAATAGCAAATGGCTGGAGAGTTCTAAGATACACCGCCTTGAATTATCTGGAATTATATACCGATTTGGAAAAAATAATCGAAAATCAAAACCTCAGTAAAATCAATAGCTGAGTTAACTTACTCCACAGGCTGGAGACAAAAAATAAACATTAAAAATAATATTATGGGATTTATTAAAGAGACTTTAGAAACAGTGCAATGTGATAATTGCAAAACTACTTATCAAGATGAAAATAGCGGATATGGTTTTTGGCTAGACAGAAATGATGCTTGGGAGTCTGCCAATGATGACGTTGGTTGGCGCCAGTCGAAGGTTAAATTTATTGAAATAAATAAATTGCAAAATCGAATATCTATTGATCCCAGTATTAAATCAGGAGTAATCAGAATTCGAAGCGATTCGTAAAAGTCAATTCAATATTTAAAAAGCTATTCAGAAATGAGTAGCTTTTTTTTTGGAATCAATCGTAATATATTTTATTACTATATTTGTGTCAAAATAAGTCACTAACAATTTATGAAAGCAAACGAAATTAAATCGCGAATTATTAAAACGATTCCCATCAAATGGAAGGAATTGGAATTTATCCAGCAGGAGAATTTCAAGGAATGGATTAACAATGGCGACACAAAACTTATTGAATCGATTCTTAAATATCAATTTGTGGATCCATTTAAAGTCTGGGAGCATGATGGGAAACTGTTTTGCCTTGATGGGAAGCATCGATATTTGGATTTACTTCACGTTATCGAACTGGGTCATTCAGTTCCTGAGGAGTTGCCAGCTACTTTTGTTCACTGTGAAAATGTGAAGGAAGCCGCGGAACTGGTTTTGGTTTACTCATCCGCTTATGCCAAAATTACCCAGCAAGGATTATTTGATTTCGTTTCAAACTTCGATTTGGATTTATCGACAATGAAGGATGTGATTAACATTCAAGATTTTTCGATGGAACGCTTTGAGCAAAAGTTTGATTTATTTGATACTGGCAATGGAGAAGAGCCGCATGTTGAAGTTGATGAAAGCAATGTGATTGTAAAGACCGGAGACGTATTTCAATTAAACGGCCATCGTGTTATTTGCGGAAGCTTCACAAATGCGGATGATGTAGCTGCTTTGATGCAGGATGAAAAAGCAAGGATTGTGAATTGTGACCCGCCTTATAACTTACCTGCAAACTTCTTTACGAACAAAGATGAACAGCGCCATAAGGATTTTGCAATGGGAGCGGGGGAAATGACCGATGTAGAGTTTGTGCAATTCCTTTCATTAATCATGGAGCGTTCACAAGATAATTCAGTGCCTGGAGCAATCCACTATATTTTCATGGACTTTCGCCACAGCTGGCATATGACCGAAGCCGCTCGACGTATCTATGGCAATCCACAACCTAAGCAAGTTTGCGTATGGAAAAAGGATTTATTTGCTAATGGTAGTTTCTATCGGGCCCAACAGGAACTATGTTTTATTTTCTCAGATGAAAAAGCAAAAGCACTTTGGCAAAAGGATTTACTTGATGAAGGCGGTGAGTTTTATAAAGACAATAACGAATGGTGTTTTATTTTCAAAAATGGAGACGCTGCCAAACATCTTTCGCACTTGGAACTTAAGAACAGAATCCGATCTAATGTTTGGGAGTATCCATCTGCTACCTCCATGGCTAATCCAGATAGATTTGAATTAAAGAATCATCCAACGCCAAAGCCCGTGGTAATGATTGCCGATTCAATCCTTGACACTACTCTCGAAAATGATATTGTCATTGACTGGTTTCTAGGTTCTGGGACTTGTCTTATTGCTTGCGAGCATACAAACCGACGTGGAAGGTTTACCGAAATCGAACCGATGTATGTTCAAGGCGCTATCCAACGGTATATTAATTATTGCAACAAACGAGGTATTGAAGTTAACTTTACACATTTAAACGGTAAACTAACTTTAAACGACTTCGCCAATGAATCCAAATTATAAAATATTGATTGAGATGAGAGACACGATAATCGAATATTTGGAAAAAGAAAAGAGCATCAATGAAGATGCATTACTTGCTTATGAACCACAACCAATTCAAGATGCAGATTCCGAGATTAGAATTATGAGAGAGCGCGAGCGCATAAAACTGAATGACCGCATCTATGAACTTAAGCGTCACATCGAAGTAATCAAACGAATGTACCCGAATGATAAATGAGAGTTTCAAAGCCAAAAGCCACGGACATAGAAAAGTCAAAGCGACTGTTTACGATTCAGGGATGGATCTTGGACGGAGTCGCTGATCCGTTAATTGTGAAGCAAATCACTCAGCAGTGGAACTTGAGCAAAAGGCAGGCATTTCGGTACATCAAAGAAGCGTACACGGACTGGCATAAAATCGAAGGCGTTACCCTCGACATGAAGCGCGAAATGAAAATCGCAGAACTCAAACAAGCGAAGCGCTCGCTTCAGGAGCAATACAAAGGAACGCCATCAGGTATTCGGGCGCTGATGATGGTTGAAAAAGAAATCATCAAACTGGAAGGCATTGTGCTGCCAAAAGAGTTGAAAATTCAAAACGTTGTCAAACCAATTGAGTTCACAATAATTAAAAACAAAGAGTAAATGGAATTGCTAGAGCATCAGGCCGAATTTATCCAAAGTGAATTTATTCACACTGGTATAGTTGGTGGATTTCGTTCTGGCAAATCGCAAGCTGGCGTGATCAAAACCATTTTAAAAAAGCTGAAGTACCCCGGAGTTGATGTAGCTTATTATTTACCGACATACGGACTGATCAAAGATATCGCTTATCCGAAATTTTCTGCACTTCTTACACAAATGGGAATCGAATACGCATTAAACAAAACGGATCACGAATATGTTACTTCATTCGGACGTATCATTTTGCGTTCCATGGACAATCCCGAAACTATTATCGGTTATGAAGTTGGTTACAGTCTGATTGATGAAGCGGATGTGCTGCCAAATAAGCACATGGATGATGTATTTATAAAAGTTGTGGCGAGGTTATCCATTCCATTGCCAAATGGAGATCCTAACTGCTTAGATTTCGTTTCAACTCCTGAAGGTTTCAAGTTCCTTTACAACTTCTTTGTTAAAAAACCACATCCAAATAAAAAACTTATTCGGGCCAAAACCAAAAACAACCCGTGGATTTCAGAAAGCTACA